CCGATTGATGAAATACGAGTCAACGAAGCGTTTGAGCAAGACGTACACGTTACAATAGGTGAGTGCAGAAAACTATTTGATGATTGGGATAATCTCCCAGAAACAGTAAGACTAATTACTGCTAATATGATGTTTAATATGGGCAGACCTAGATTATCTAAATTTAAAAAGATGATACAGGCTATTCAAGATAGTGATTGGCTAGAAGCCGGAAATCAAATGCAGGACTCAAGATGGTACAAACAAGTAACAAACAGAGCAGACAGACTTATATCTCGCATGAAAGCAATAGGGTTGAGTTAAAAAGACAAGAACAAAGAAAAGAACATATTAAAAATATAATAGAGTTCTTTAAACCTAAAGAAAGAAAGTTTATAAAACATGGCTAGACAACTATCAGATAGACAAAGAAGATTTCTTGATGCACTTTTTGGTGATGCGAAAGGAAGTATCAAAGATGCTAAAATTATAGCTGGGTACTCGCCCAACACAAGTAATCAAGAAATCATCAAAGCTATAAAAGAAGAAGTACTTGAAGCTACTCAAATGTATATGGCTAGTAATGCACCTAAAGCTGCATTTGCTATGGTTAATGGGTTAGATGACCCAACTGAGTTAGGTATTAGAGATAAGATGTCGGCTGCAAAAGAACTACTTGATAGAAGTGGTTTAGTTAAAACTGAAAAAATGCAAGTCGAATCAACAGGTGGAGTTATGCTTATGCCTGTAAAACAAACGGAAGATAATGACTAAAAGAACAACAGGTGAGTGGGTATTACCTCAACCTCTTGATATAAAAGATAAGAATGAATGGATTGCAATACCTAGAATTGCTAGAACTATTCCATTTGGTTATAGTGTTGACCCTGATAACGAACATATACTTAGACCTATACCTCGTGAGTTAGATGCACTTGAAAAAGCTAAACAACATCTTAAACAATATTCGTATCGACAAGTAGCTAATTGGTTGAGTACCTTTACTGATAGATACATATCCCATATAGGGTTAATGAAAAGAGTAAGACGTGAGCAAAAACGTAAGAACAAAGCTAGAACTCTCCGTATCTGGTCAGAATATGCAGAAAAGGCGATACAAGCCGCGAAACAAATCGAAGAAGAAAGAAGTGGTGCAAGAGCCTAAACAGCCAATTGTATCAGTAGATGAACTAGAAAAAGTACCTGAAGAAGAATTAAATGTAGCCTTTAAGCCAAACGAAGGTCCTCAGACAGATTTCTTAGCAGCAGGAGAAAGAGAAGTATTATATGGTGGTTCAGCAGGTGGCGGCAAATCGTTTGCGATGTTGGCAGACCCCCTCAGATATATGGGTCATCCCTCCTTTAGTGGGTTGCTCCTTAGACACACGACAGAAGAACTCAGGGAACTTATATTTAAATCGCAAGAACTCTATCCAAAAGTCTGGAAAGGGATTAAGTGGTCAGAAAGAAAGATGCAATGGGTAGCACCATCAGGTGCAAGATTGTGGATGTCTTACTTAGATAGAGATGACGATGTTATGCGTTATCAAGGTTTGGCATTTAGTTGGATAGGATTTGATGAATTAACACAGTGGTCAAGTCCGTTTGCTTGGAACTATATGCGTTCTAGACTACGTTCTACAGCACCTGATTTACCAATCTTTATGAGGGCTACTACAAACCCGGGAGGTATTGGACATCATTGGGTAAAGAAGATGTTTATTAATCCTGCTCCTTACGGAAAGGCATTTGATGCAACAGACATTGAAACAAACGAAGTCCTTAAATACCCAGCAGGACATCCTAAAGCAGGGAAATCTTTATTCAAACGGAGATTTATTCCTGCAAGATTATCTGATAATCCATACCTCTCAGAAGGTGGTGACTATGAAGCAATGCTACTTTCCCTTCCTGAACAACAAAGAAAACAACTCTTGGAAGGTGATTGGGATATTAAAGAAGGTGCAGCGTTTACTGAGTTTAACAGGGATATACACGTTGTTGAACCTTATAGCATACCTAATAATTGGGTTAAGTTCCGTGCTTGTGACTATGGTTATGGGAGTTACTCAGGTGTTCTTTGGTTTGCTGTCTCACCTAGTGAACAGCTTATTGTATATCGTGAATTATATGTATCGAAAGTTTTGGCTACAGACCTAGCTGATATGGTATTAGAAGCCGAGTCAGGAGATGGCAATATAAAATATGGAGTATTAGACTCTAGCTTATGGCACAAGCGTGGTGATACAGGACCTTCTTTAGCAGAGCAAATGATTATGCGAGGATGTCGATGGAGACCATCTGATAGAAGTAAAGGAAGTCGTGTTTCAGGTAAAAATGAAGTACATAGAAGATTACAAGTAGACGAATTTACAGAAGAACCAAGAATGATATTTTTTAATACGTGTACTAATATGGTGTCGCAATTACCTGCTATACCATTAGATAAGAAAAATCCAGAAGATGTGGACACAAAGGCAGAAGATCACTTGTATGATGCTTTAAGATATGGTATAATGTCAAGACCAAGATTTAGTATATTTGACTATGACCCACACGGCAAACCATCTAGTACGATGCCAGTAGCAGATGCAACATTTGGATATTAAAAGGATAAAGTATGGCTGAAGAAGAAATTATGATTGAAGACGATGCAATTTCACTAGATGATCTTTCTTCGTTAGAAACAGAAGAAGATATAAATACTAGAGGTATTGTAGAATACGTTTATGATAAATATTCTAGAGCAGAAGACTATAGAGAAAATGACGAAGATAGATGGCTAAGAGCATATAGAAACTACAGAGGTTTGTATGGACCTGACGTACAGTTTACTGAAGCTGAAAAATCAAGAGTATTTGTTAAGACAACTAAAACAAAAACACTTGCAGCTTATGGTCAAATAGTTGATGTGTTATTTGCAGGTAATAAGTTTCCTATTAGTGTTGAGCCTACTACACTACCTGAAGGTGTATCAGAAAATGTACATGCAGACTTACAGCCTAAACCTGCAGGTGCTGAACCTACAAGTCCTTATGGCTTTGAAGGTGATGGTGCAGAGTTACCAAAGGGTTTTACAGCTACAGGTATAGAGTTAGGACCTTTAGAAGATAAACTATCTACTGTTGAAGGTTTAAAAGAAGGTGCAGGAACTACACCATCTACTGTAACATTTAGTCCTGCGATGATTGCAGCTAAGAATATGGAAAAGAAAATACTTGACCAATTAGAAGAGTCAAGTGCTACTAAACATTTAAGAAGCACAGCATTTGAAATGGCATTGTTTGGTACAGGTGTTATGAAAGGACCCTTTGCAGTTGATAAAGAGTATCCTAATTGGAATGATAATGGAGACTATGACCCTGAATTTAAAACTGTACCACAAGTAAGCCACGTATCTGTATGGAATTTTTATCCTGATCCTGATGCAAACAATATGGATGAAGCACAGTATGTAATTGAAAGACATAAGTTATCTAGAAATCAACTACGTAACTTAAAGAAAAGACCTTACTTTAGACAAAATGTTATTGACTCCTGTGTTGAAATGGGCGAAATTTATGTCAAGAAAAGTTGGGAAGATGATTTATCAGACTATGCTACAGGCGAAACATATATAGATAGGTTTGAAGTTATTGAGTATTGGGGTACAATAGATACTGAAATGCTTATAGAGAATGAAGTTGAGATACCAAAAGAACTACAGAAGTTTGATGAGCTACAGGCTAATATTTGGATATGCAATAAAAAATTAATTAGATGTGTACTTAATCCATTTAAACCTGCTAAGATACCTTATATGGCAGTTCCATATGAACTTAATCCATATTCATTCTTTGGTGTAGGCATTGCTGAAAATATGGATGACACACAAACATTAATGAATGGTTTTATGAGAATGGCAGTTGATAATGCTGTACTATCAGGAAACTTATTAATAGAAGTTGATGAAACTAATTTAGTTCCGGGACAAGATTTATCAGTATATCCGGGAAAGATATTTAGAAGACAGGGTGGTGCTCCGGGACAAGCTATCTTTGGTACAAAGTTTCCAAATGTATCAGGTGAAAATATGCAGTTGTTTGATAAAGCTAGACAACTATCGGATGAGTCAACAGGTCTTCCATCATTTGCTCACGGACAAACAGGTGTATCAGGTACAGGTAGAACAGCTGCAGGTATATCTATGTTAATGAATGCTGCGAGTGGTGGTGTTAAAAATGTAATTAAAAATGTAGATGATTATTTACTTAAACCTCTAGGTCAAAGTTTATTTAGTTTTAATATGCAGTTTGATTTTGACCCTAAAATAAAAGGTGACTTAGAAGTTAAAGCTAGAGGAACTGAAAGTTTAATGGCTAATGAAGTTAGAAGCCAAAGACTAATGCAGTTCTTAGGTGTCGCAAGTAACCCTGCCCTTGCACCATTTGCTAAGTTTCAATATATTATTCGTGAGATTGCTAAGGCTATGGATTTAGACCCTGACAAAGTTACAAATAATATGGAAGAAGCTGCACTACAAGCTAAGTTGTTACAAGAACAACAAGCACAACAACAGCCACCTGCAGGAGCAGACCCAAATGATCCGACAGGTGCAGGTGGTGCAACAATAGGAACAGGTCAAGTGCCAGTTCCGGGTGAACAAGGATTTACAGGTAATGCACAACCACAACAACAAGCAGGTACTAGCGAACCTCAAGCAGCTAGTGGAGAACAAGAAACTACTGGACAACCTCAATAACTATATTGATGTACTAATAAATAGACAGCATCAAGTTATTGAACAGAGTGAAGATAATATTATGATGTACAGAGCTCAAGGTGCAATAGCAACTTTGCGTAGATTAAAATTTATAAGAGAAGAGGTATTAGGAAATGATAAAAAAACAAATGGAAATGTTTGACGAAGGTGGTCTAGAACAAGATGGTGGTACAGTTGATCCTGTATCAGGTAATGATGTTCCTGTTGGCTCAACTCAAGAAGAAGTTAGAGATGACATAGATGCTAAACTTTCTGAAGGTGAGTTTGTATTTCCTGCTGATGTAGTTAGATTTATTGGTTTAAATAATCTAATGCAAATAAGACAAGAAGCTAAGTCAGGCTTAAAGAAGATGGAAGCTATGGGTCAGATGGGTAACTCTGAAGAAGCTACAATGCCTGACGATATACCTTTTAGTTCTGAAGATATTACAGTTGAAGATGATGATGGTAATGAAGGTGAGCTAGAAATGAATACAGGTGGTGTAGTATATCAACCATCTCAAGTAGGCTCACAGTTTAATATTGCACCTCAACAACAACAGATGTATCAACCACCTCAATTTGG